CCTGGGGCACATCACTACCCAGTCAGAATAGTAGCATGCCGGTCGGCACAGGTCGTTGTAACCCACGAAAATTCAAAATATTTATTTTGCGCGCAAATTCAAATTTGGCGCGCCTCCGGCGGCCCTCCGGGGGCCCTGCCGGGGGCGGCCTCGCCGGCCGGGCGGCCTGCGGCCGGCCCATCGCCGGCTATGCTGGTTCAGAGTAAAACCGAAAACGGCTGTTGTAAGAGATATCAACCTCTTGATAGTTCTCCAGCGCAGTACCCGTGTGAGCTGTACAGACAGCAATAACATAGAACGCGTTATCAACAAGATCAGTGATATCACGGGTAGATGCGCCGTTGAAATTGACACCGCAATTTAGCGGAATAAAAAAATCAAAACTACGAATCATCCCAGATATTACAATCTGGTCGGGCAACAAAGGATCCTGGGTCCAAAAGGTCCTTGGATTAAGATCGAAATTCTTCGTGGCGAGCACTTCAAAACGATCGCCGTAAAAAGGATTGCGAAGCAAAGCGATTGCATCGCCCCCAGGATTAATAAAAACAGGGAGACCACTAGTCAACACCGTCCCGTTACAGCGCTTGTCGCGCACAAGCGCAATAAACACGCGACGACCAATTGGGGGACGCGTAGCGTCATCAATAGCGGGAATATTGAGTGTGCCCTTCAGCTGCCAAGATGTAACACGAGCGAAACCACCAGTACGATGGCTGGGACCGTCGCCACGCTCAGGAGAAAACGGAGTATTCTCGTTCGCAAAAGTACTAATAAGAGAAAGTCCCTGAATCTGGGGCGCCATAGGCTGAGCAGTCAAAAACGTATCGTAGTACTTCAGCTCCGGCGAAAGAAACGTGCCAACAGAGGGGAACGGGCCGTTAAACGGCAACAGCACATCGTCATGATCATCGGAATCGCGAGACACACGCTTAACAGGAGAGACAGCGCGAGGGCCGCGCCAAAAGGCAGCATTACGCTTCATCAACCACTTATCACAAAACAATTTTTTCGGGAAATCCCGTATTTTTGTATTTTTAATAAAAGATTATCCCTGGAACCTGATACGAGCGTTGTACCCCATGGTAGGCAACGTCGAGGTGGAAAATCCAACCACGTGCAGCGAATTGTCGATCACATTCGCCACGTTCGCGTCAGTGCCGGAATTGAGATTGACCGGCAAGCCGCCCTTGAAAGGAATGTACCAGTCAAAGTCCCTCCGAACGGCGTTGTACACGTAAGTGGTGCCAGTCTGCACCATGCCGATCGGAGTGAGATCAAAGACTTGACTCTTCAGAATGCGGAAACGGTTCCCGAACAAAAGGTTCTTCGTCGGGCAAGAATTGAACAGAAGGTCGTTTCCAAGGCTCTTGAACACGTCCTCGGAGTTGAGCTGCGCTCCGTTGGTCTGTGTGTCCAACACAACAGCCAGAAACACCTTCGTAGACACCTGAGTGTCAGCCGCAGGACCACCGTCTACGGCAGCGGGGTTTAGGACATACCCCTTCAAAATGAGACCGTCAATGACGATCTTCTTCCCGTCGCGAGACTGCTCCGTGTCGCCCTGAGCAGGACAAGAAAGGCAGCCGGTGCACCCGACTCCCGCAGGATCGAGTTCGCCCCCAGTAAGAGCGGCATTGGACGAAACAGTTGTGTTGCCCTTGGCCATGTCAAGAAACTTCTTCTCAATCCCGAGAAAGCCCGCAGTCGCAGCGTTCGCCACCATGCGGGCAGCCGCCATCTTGGCGGACTTGAGCTTCTTGGTCTGGCCCGTCAGGCGGGCAGAGGCAGACTTGTTCCGCTTGCGCATCGACTTCACAGAAGTCTTCACAGCGGACCGGCTTCGCTTCGACATCGCTCAGCTCAAAAAGACCGCTAAAAAAAAGGCCCTCTATTCCCGAAAAAATTTTGAAAGTCCTCCCCCTCCACCCAAATCCATTCGGCCGTCAGGAACCGGCCCGAGCTGTAAAATATGACCAAACTCCAGCAACCGACGTCGTAACGGCGAGTCATCCCAGTCAACCTTGATTGAAAGTGGATCATACCAATCTCGCGGATGATAATTGCTTGTAAAAACGACCCACTTGGCGGAAAAGTTGACATGAGACCCCTTACACTCCACAGTATGTGGAGAGCTATCGAGAATGCGAAGCAAATCTCTAAAAGGATACTGACCCTGAAATTCGTCCCAGACGACGTACTCGTGATCGTCATAATCATCCCACCACTTGGAATTGGACTTCCAATAAGCACCGCGAAAGAACTCCTTCGCGTATTGAGTTTTTCCGCAACCAGATGGACCAATAACGACGAGAAAGCGGGTGATCCAATCGCGCTTGGGGGCCTTCACGCGCTTGTACGCAGAAAACGCCTTGTGATACCGCGTCATAGACGAAAAATGGTCATCCCAGAGAACAACATCGCTCGCGCCACCGTCAATGGCGCGCTTCACGTAGACCAAGTCGCTGCGCTTCCCTTGTTCCTTTTGCTCCCCGTGGAACCAGGGACCGTCGACACGAGTGTCGACCTTGGTACAGTACGTAATAGCTTGAGCTTGAGAACCCCGGCGAACCATGAGCGCTGCGCGCTCAAACCCCGGGACTGCATGAACTTGCTTCATACTCTTCTTGCCGCTGCACTCAAGGTACCCTTGATAATGCAGCACGTTATTATCGTGACCGATTTCAAGCTGCCAAACGCAGTACGCGAACCACTCAGGAAACTCCTCGCTGAGCAGCGAGGTAACTTCGCCGTCGGCGAAGTTAATGGTGAAGCAGTAGTTACGGGCCTGCGTGGACATCTCGCCTCCGTCGTAAACTCCGGCTACCTCGAACCGCCTCGCTCGATCCGCTTGTTCCTGCGCGTCTCTCTATCCGCTAGAGACCACTAGGCCCTCCACACTGCAAAGAAAACCAGAAAAACCAGAGGTTTTAACCAGAAGTGACCGGTAATATAGTCGGTCACTTCTGAGCGACGACGATCGTCGCGTGCCATGGATTACCCCCCGTGTCGCTGCAGCTCCGTACGGGACCCACCCATCCGCACCATAGCGCGGCGCGTCGCGCCGCTGGGGGCTCGCAAGCTCGCCCACGGGGGCTTCGCCCCCCGTCCCCCTGGGGGGGTACCCCCCAACCCCCCCAGCGGGGGGACCCCGCACCCCCATGGGGGCCTTGCCCCCAGACCCCCGCATGGGTCTATGGCGCTAAAGCGCCCCCTAACCCTACCCTAAGCCCTAGCCTTCGCCGCTACCCGCGGCGGCGGCAACCCCTGATTCCCTAACCCGGGGCGGCGCGTTGCGAGCGCGCCTTCCCGGACCCTATAGGCTAACGCAGTGCCGGTAGGCTAAATGGTACAAGATAGGCTAAAGAGGGAAACTCTGTTCGATTTATTTCTTCGAGTTCTTCTTGGAGGCCTTCGGCTTCTTAGGCATCATAGCCGCCAGGTAACTGGCGTATGCCCGGCAGATGGAGACCCGCGCCGCCTTCGGCGTGTCGTAGTTATCGAAGATCTCGGCAAGGTCGGGAACGTCGTCGTCGACATTCAACAGGGGCGAGCGCGGGCGCTTGGCCGGCTGCTTCGCAGCGGGCCGCTTGAAGGTGGACAGGCGTTCCGCGGCGTCTTTTTCCGCCTCGGTCGGAACGAAGGGCTCTTCGGACGAGCTCTCCGGCTCGGGGTCCTCCTCGAAATGAGGGGGAGACTCCGGTTGGTGGTCAGGAACAAACTCCTCCATCTGAAAATTTTCTTCGACTTGATTGTGAGGAGCGTTCATGGCGCCCAGGGTTGTGTCGAGGTCAGTAATAGCAGCACGATGTTCAGACATCTACGGGACGTTAGAAAGAGTCAATCCTGGGGCACATCACTACCCAGTCAGAATAGTAGCATGCCGGTCGGCACAGGTCGTTGTAACCCACGAAAATTCAAAATATTTATTTTGCGCGCAAATTCAAATTTGGCGCGCCTCCGGCG